CACCAGACGACCTTGCCCTTGACCTTATCCCAGCTCTCGTGGACGACCGCCTTCTTGTAGAGATCGGGCGGCACGCTGCTCTTGTCGCGGTCGCCGGCCTCGCTGCCCTTGGGCGTGAAGTCGAGCTGGACCTGCTTGCCCTTCTTCGGCCCGAAGCGCTCGACGAGCTCCTCGCGGGTGAGATAGGCGCGGTAGCGGACCCAGGGCACCTCGCACCACTGCCGCGCCGGGCCCTCGAGATAATCTTCCCAAAAGACGTAGCGGACGCAGCATTCCTCGTAGGTGACCTCGCGCAGCGGGTCGCCCTGGCCTTCCTGGCCGTCGTCCTTCTTGCCGGCGTCGCCCTCGTTGGTGATCTCGGCGGCGGCGGAGCCTTCCTGCTCGAACGGCGCATTGTCGTCGTCGGGGATCGGCTCGCCGAAATGCGGCACATAGAGCACGCGCGCCACACCGCGGCCGGGCAAAAGCCGGTCCTCGACCACGCTGCGCAGGCCGGCGTCGAAGCCATATTCCCGCATCGAATAGGTGAGGCAGCGCTCGAGCAGCATGGCGGCGAGGCGCCCGGTGTCGTCCTGGTCCCGGAAGCGGCGCTCGACATCGGGCTTGGGCGAGCGGCCGTAGAGCGTCGGGATCAGCGTCTGGACGTTCGACCACAGGATGTTGAAGCGGTGCAGCGACCCACCCAGGGCATTGACGCTGCCGCTGTCGTCACCGCGATCGTCGCGGTATCGGCGCACGATGGCGCGCGAGCGGTGCCGCCACGAGCGCTCCTGGCGGAGCGCGATCTGCTCCTGGGCGCTCCAATAGGCCCAGAGCCCGGCATCGCCCTGGCCGAGGTCCTCGCGCTTCTCGATGCGTGCGGTCGATGCGGCAACGTCGACCATTCAGGTTCAGCCGCCCTCGCCCCAGGAGAAATAGACGTCGCAGGCGGTCGTGGTGCTCGAGAGCACGGCAGCCGCGGTGATGCCGTTGCCGTCCAGCGTCAGGCGCTCGCCGGCCTTCATCGGGAAGTCGCCGGTCGTCGCCGTTGGTGCCGTCGTCGGGCTCAGATGCACGAAGACCGGCACGGTGCCGTTGTTGAGCACGCTGATGCGCGTCGGCCCGGCCACGACGGCCAGGTCGCCCGCAACCGAGGTCGGCGTCGCATTGGCGGTGATCTTGGTCGTCTTGCCGTTGGCCGGCGAAAACGGCAGCGGAAACGACATTGGCGTCAGATCCTTCCGTTGGCCTGCCGCTTCGCACCCGCGAGCTTCCAGGCTTCAGACATCGTCATCTCGTTGGCGCCGCGCACCGGCAGTGGGATCGGCGCCGGCTTGGTCCAGGGCCGCGACTGGCAGGCGTAGCGCGCCGCGTCGCCGGCATGGTCCTCGCCGTCCGTGTCGACATCCTCGGCGCGCGCCGAATCGTGCTGCAGCGCCGGGAAGGTGCGGATGAAATCGGTGCAGGTGTCGAAGGCATACAGCATCGGCGCGTCGTCGAAGCCGATCAGCCTGCCGCGCACCTGGTCCCAGCCATTGATACGCTGGTTGTCGGCCGGCCGCATGGTGATGCCGCGCTTCGACATGCGCTCGGCAATCGAAGGGCCGCCGTCGACCTTCCAGCAGGACGGGTCGGCGACGCGGTAATCGATCCGGTCGCCAGCCTCGCGGGTCTTGATGCCGTCGGCGAGCTGCTCGGCGGTGAGCTTCAGGCCGACATTCGGGCCCGAGGCGCCATACCATTCGCGATATTGCACCATCGCGCCGGTCGGATATTGGCGCCCGTCCGGCAGCAGCGCGCCGTCGCTGACGGCCCACCACTGCATGCTGAAAGGCTTGGCCGATCCCCAGTCGAGCGAGGTGAAGCGCAGCCAGTGCCGCGGCACGGCGAAGGGCCTGATGACATGGCGCGCCGTCGACCATTCCGCGAAATAGGCGCCGGCGATGACGTTCCAGTCGCCGAGCTCCATCGCCTTCACGAGCTCGGCCGAGCCGAGGCCGCGCAGCTTGGCGCGGTAGCCGGGGTCGTCCTGAAGCATCGACGGATTGTCGTCAAGCTTCGCCTGGATGAACTGGCGGCGCATGCCGCCCTCTTCCTCCGGCATCTCGCGGATGGCGAGGTCCTGGGCGCCGTCGATGAAGGCCGCCTTCACGAACAGGTGCCCGACATTGCCGGGATTCGAGCCGCACAGGATGCGCGGGAAAAGCCCGGCCAGCTGCGGCGGGAGCTGGAGGCCGACGGCGCGCACGCGGCCGCGCAGGAAGCGGTAGATGACGTCGGTGAAGGTCGTGAGCTCGTCGATCAGCAGGACGTGGATCTCGGCGCCGAGATATTTGAACCGGTCCTTCTCGTCCTTGCAGTGACAGAGAAAGATCTTCGACCCGTTCCAAAAGCGGATCTCGTCCTCGACCACCTTGACGAAGCCGGCGAGAATCCAGGGTGCCAGCAGCAGCCGGAAGCCCTTGGGGCCTTCCATGTGATTCTTGATCAGGTCTTCGCGGATGCGGCGGAAGAGATAGACCTGCAGGCCGGCGACCATGGCGCACCACATGATCGCTGCGGCGCGCATCAGGTGCGACTTGCCGCCGCCGGCGGCGCCGCCATAGAGGATCTCAGTCGCGCGGCTGTTTAGGGCCTCGAGCTGGCGCGGGTGGAGCGCCAGGTTCACTTCCGGCAGGGAAGACGTTGAGAATCGGGACGATTGGAGCGCCATCCTTGCCGGTGATTTCTGTCTTGTCGGTGAACATGTTGAGATGGCGGCCGATCGAGACCAGGGCGGCGTGCTTGTCGTGAAGCTTGAACCGGATCCGCTTCACCGGCCTCCCATCCTCGCCGGCGCCGTCGGTGAACTCGTCGATCACCATCTCGTGGATGGCGGCGGCCTTGTCGCGGTCGATCGCGGACAGGTCGATGATGGCCGTGCCGTCGTCCTGCAGGGCGACGTAATCAAGCATGTTGGCGAAGCCGAGCTTGCCGAATTCCTCGAGCACCCGATCGGCGGTGATCTGGGTCCGCTCCGATTGCGCGGCACGCAGCGCCTCGATCGCCGTCTGGATGGCCGGGGTATGCAACAGCTGCTGGCCTATGTCGCAGGCGCTGTGCTCGCTGTAGCCGGCCCGGCGCGCGGCCTTGGCGGCGCAGAGGTCGACGAGGTATTCCTCGACGAAGCGGCGCTGGCGGGCGCTCAGCTTGGCGGGGTCGGTGATTTTGTTGCGTTTGGTGGTCATTGCGCGCGCTGGAGGCGCTGCAGGAGCGCGTTGTTCGCTAGGACATTCTCGGCCAGCTGCCGCGACCTGATGCGCATGGTGGCCGTCATGAGTTCGTCCCAGAAGACTTGCCCGGCGACCACGCAGCCAGGGATCTCTGGCAATTCGAAGGCCGGCAAGGTGTGGACCGGCATCAAGTTGGCGACCCGCACGATGGCGGGAGCCGCGAGAAGCGCGCCGATGCTACGGATCAGGCCGCGCCGGGATAGCCTATGATTTTGCGATGGCATCCGCACTGGCGCTGCCTCAGACGGCCGCGCGGGCGGGTTGATGGTCTCGCATTCTTTGCCGCCGGCGGAAACCGCCTGGTCGGGTCTGGCGACGTGCTGAGCCAGACGATGGGGCGAGCTGTTCGGCCGGAAGTGTTACCACCTTCTCGCCGTCCTCGCAATAGAGCTTGACCTTAACCCCGTGGCGGAGGCTATGCGACTCGACCTTGCCGCTGATGCCATGGGGATACGCGATGAGCATCCGGCCGCTGATCACGTCGACGTCCTCGCCGGCCAGGAAGCGCCGCAGCATGCGCACCAGCTCCGGCGGCGAGAAGCGTCCGCTCTCAACGTCGGCCTTCACCTGGTCGATGAGCCGGTCCGGGATGCGCAGCGGCCGCAGGCTATGCGTCGGCAGCAGCGCCTGCACGCCGCGCACATAGCGGGCGCGGGCCCAGGCGCCGGCTTGGTCCAGCACCAGGCGGACGAAGAAATAGCGGCCCATGACGGGCGTCTCTATCTCGCGGTCCTCGCCGTAGATGCGCCGGGTC